GGAGACGCTGCAGCGATAGCAAAAGCTCCGTACTCTGCAAAAGGATTCTTAGATACTAAAGAAGCAACTTATCAATCCACTCGAGTACTCAACGTTCAAGGTGTAAGAATAAGAGATAACGCTAGATATCAAGTTGATGACGGTGGAGACAATAACCATGGTAAAGGTACCGTGATAAGCGATGCTAACTTAGTGGTTGGTACTACTAATACATGGTCAAGCGATCCTAATGCTAATACTTATGGAAACTGGGCTAATGAATTTGCAGATCCACTTACAGATCCATTGGAAGCTTTTGGAGGTCCTGGGGCGGCTGTTAAAACAGAAAGTAACGACGCGCCTGATGATGGTACGCATTGCTGTACTGCTGCGCAAAATGAAGGTCATATGACTTTTACAGAAGTTAAAAAACTACGTGCTTGGCATAGAAAGCAATCTATGATTTGGCAAGAAGGCTACGATATTTGGGGTAAAGTTGTAGCAGATAACTGGATAAGTGGACGATCTAAATGGTCATCTGATAGAGTTAGAGATTTTTATAATTATAAGATCAATGGTATATACTCTATAGGAGCACTTTACGCAGACCTTGTTATTACTCCAATGTCGATGTTAATAGGAACATATCAGGTGATGAAGAAAAAATTTGAATTAAAGGATATAAAAAAATGGCAGTAACCTCTCTAGGCTATCAAGTCAATAAGCAACCAATTGCACAATCGTTTTATGTAGATGAACCACTTGGAGTCTACTGTACGAAAGTAGATTTATTCTTCGCTCAAAAAGATGTTGCTCTTCCTGTACAAATTCAAATAAGACCAATGGTTAACGGCTTTCCTTCCGGAAGTGATATTATTCCTGGGTCAACAGTAGTTTTACCATCTGCGTCAGTTAACGTCGATACGGTTGGTCCAGAGCTTACACCTACTACTTTTACATTTCAAGAGCCAATATTCTTAAAAGGTACACAAGATTATGCTTTAGTTGTAATCGCTGATTCTAAAGATTATCAAATTTATATAGCTGAGATTAACGAATTTACTTTTGGTTCTACTGAGAGAAGAGTAAACAAACAGCCAACATTAGGAAGTCTTTTCTACTCTCAAAATGGAGTTACATTTACTCCTGCACAAAATCAAGATCTTTCTTTTAAACTATATCAAGCTAAATTTACTAGAACTACTGGTAATATCATACTTCATAACGCCTCGGTACCTAAGAAAAAACTAGTTAAAAATCCAGTTACCGTAACCTCAGGTAGTCAAGAAGTAAGAATAAGACATATTGGTCATGGCCTTATAGTTGGAAATAAAGTAACTGTTACTGGCGTAGACTCAGCTGGTGTTGGTGGTATATCAAAAGCAAGTATTGAAGGTGCTAGAAGACCAATTACTAAAGTCGACTTTAGTGGTTACACGTTTAACGCAGATTCTGCTGCAGACTCAGATGCTATCGGAGGTGGTACAAATATTTTAATTACAAAGAACATACCTTTCAGCATTTTATATCCACACGCTGCGGTATTGCAACCTAGAGGAACTCATGTTGCAGCTGGTGTTAAAACATCTACCGGTAGATCTTTTGCTGGATCGGAAACTGCTTTTCAAAAATTATCTGATTTTGAACCTATTAAACTTAATCAAAATAATCAGGCAGATAAAGTTTATGTCGTAGGTCATGATAGTGCTGAAGCTGAAGAGCTAGGCGCAGGTAATAAGTCTATGGACGTAAAAATTAACATAGCCACTGAAGATTCTAACGTTGCTCCTATGATCGACATGCAAAGAATGTCTATGACATTGATTGATAATATTATCGATAAGCAAGATTCATCAGCAACTAGTGGATTTAACGTGCCAATTGCTTTTGTCAATGAAACTTCGGCCACTGGTGGTACTTCAGCGTCAAAACACTTAACTAAAATCGTTAATCTAGCAGAAGAAGCAGTTGGACTAAAAATAATAGCCAGTGCCAATAAACCAAATGGAACAGACTTTCAGCTTTTCTTTAGAACAGCAACTTCTGATGAAATCATAACTGACAATGACTTTACTTTACTCGCGCCAGAAGCTAATATACCTACAGACGATAACCCAGGAAGATATAGAGAACATAGATTCTTGGCTGGAGGACAAAACGGTGCGTTACCTGGGTTTAGTAAGTTTCAGGTCAAGATCGTCATGAGAAGTACTAACGCGGCCAAAGTGCCAAGGATTAAAGATTTAAGAATTATAGCATTGAGCGTATAATTATGGCTAAAATTAAGGTTGAGAACCACCCTGGTTATGTTCGTGATACTCTTACAGGTGCTATTTTGAATACTAATTTAGAAGAAATTAGAGCGGCTAAAGCTAGAAAAGCTGCGAAAGAAAAAGAAAAAGAAGATATAAATAACTTAAAGAATGAAGTAAGTGATATAAAGCTTATGCTAAATACAATTATAGAGAAATTAGATGGCAGCAAGAACAACAGTTAATCTTACCGATCCAGTATCAACCTGGGTTACTAAGACAAATACCATATCCACAGACGTAGGTGATAGAACGCAGTTCGACGCACAGATTGTAGCAGGTAACGCCGATTCTAACTTAGTCGCGGCTATTAACTTTTCAATCAACAACGCTGGAACTGACTCAGCAGCTGTAATAATTCTTACGAGATCAAGCGTATCTGTTACAGACAATGGTGGTGATGGATCATTATCATACAATTCAGGAACTGGAGTCATATCATATACAGGACCGTCTCCATCTGATGTTAGAGCACACTTTCAAAAAGACAGTGCTAATGGAATCGGATTTGATTCATCAACTGGTAGATTCTCTATAGCACCTAACACTGTTACTGGCTCAATGATAGCAACTAACACTATCACTAGTGCAAACTTTAATAGTGCAACTACACTGACTATTAAAGACGTAAATGGTACTACAGTAAAGACGATGTTTTCACCGGGTAGTTAAAAATGGCAGGACCACTTAAAATCACAGCAGATAATAATTTACAAGAAATGACTTCTGGAGAACAGGACTACATAGAACATGTTCTACTAGGAGACTTCGCTTCGGCAGATACTGGAGTTGGAACAGTTTCGGTTAACCCTGGAAGTACTACAGGACTTACTCTTATTGGAACTTTTACAGATACCAGAAGAACTGAATCTGTAGGAACACATCCAGCAGCTGGAACTACAACTACTGTTAACACTTTTAATTTTTATCAAGATAGACAAACAGCTTCTGAAAGTATATCAAATAGACCAGTTGAATATGACGGGTCTTCTATATCAGAACAAACTGACGCAACTATAGATCCTCTTTGGATTGATAGTACACAGGATAATTTAGTAGGCGCTGGACTAGGATCTTATGTTTTACAACCAAGTGCTCCTTCAGGCGGAACGTGGACAGAAAAAGGAACTCTTACAAATACCATAATAGGTGGATCCAGTAATACTACTAAATTGTGGAGAAAAACAGCTGCAGCCAGTACACCTACAACAGTAAGACCTCTTAAGTTGGCGGCGTCAAATGTTATTCAAGAAATGTCAGACACAGAAATAAAGCAATTTACTCCAAGACTAAGAAATAAAATTAAAGCTGGAATAGGTCAATATCAGTTGTCCGCTTCTGCTCCAGGGAGTGGCGGAACATGGGCTGCTGCTGGATCAGCTTTCGCTGATACTAGAAGGCAAGTAACAAATCAAAGTTATTCTGGTAGTTACACAGGTACATACAGCCAAAATTTTGCTGGAAGCTATACTGGTTACTACGCGAGATACCAAGCATACACTGGTTCTTACTTAGGTAACTTTGCCGGCACTTACACTGGCTATTATACCGGTTACTTTTCTGGAACTTACACGGGTTCTTACACTGGAGCGACAGTGCAAAGTGCTACCGAAAACGTGGCTAGCTTAACACTTTGGGTAAGAACTGCTTAAATATATAATATTGTTACATTATTAGGAGATATGAATGGACTACACTCAACTTCCTCGTACCATTAAACTTCCATATTTTACATCTGATAAAAAAGATCAGGTTGTATGCCAGTTTCACTATGAAGGTGGACCTGTCAGTACTGTTTCTGTTTCTGATACTGAAGAAGGGAATCCAGACTGGCATGAGATTATGGAAAAATTTACTATTGAAGAAATAGATAAGAACACCGAAGAGCTCTTAGCTATAGAAAGAGAAAAAGAAAGAAAAGAAAAAGAACGCATGGAAGATGAATTGGCTCAAATGAAGTCAGATACTATCTATGCGGCAAAACTAGAAGCTTTCGAAATACCAGAAATTAAAAATTCAAAGAACAGAAAACTAAAATCCTTAATACGAAAATCCAAAACTCTTGGTGAGATTCAAGCTTACACGGCTGTATTAGTTATGAAAGAGATGGAAAACGGTGATGGAAAGTAATGGGTTTCTTTACGTAGCATCTCTTAATCCAATTTTTATATCAGCTGCTAGATATTCGGCAATAAGTTTAAGAGATCATTGGCCAGAAGCTGACATCACTCTTTTTACTCACGAAGATTGGATAGAAGAAGACGATAAAGATATATTTAATAGAATATGTACAGGCACGCCCAGGCACGTACGAGCGAAGTTGTGGGCTTTAGACAAGACTCCTTATGACTTAACTTGTTATATAGACTGTGACACACAAGTTCATAACAAAGACATCAAACATATATTTGAACAGCACGATCCTGAAGCTAATATCAGCATGAGCCGCGCGCGAGCGTACGCGGCTTCGATTGACGCTAAATTTCCGGGTGGAGAATTAATCGATCATTGTGGATTATTTTTATATGATAATAAACCAAAGACTTTAAATTTTATGAAAGAATGGTGGAATCAATATCGATTACAAACTACAGCTTCAGAATGGGCTAAGTTCGATAAAGAACTATATCCAGATTATTTGCAACCATGGGATATGTTTTCTTTTTGGTGGTTGCAAAATAATACAGAACATAAAATAAAAAGATCATACTTTCCAGATCCTGACGCCAGATGGAATTTCATCTATACATATAATATAAAAGAACTGATGGGAAAATCTTGCGTAATATCACATAGGCCAGTTCCAAGATGAAAAGCATAGAAATAAACAATGAAGAATTAAAACAAGCACTAGATGAAATCGGTGACTGGTTTAATACTTTCGACTTAGAGAATAATATTAGAATTTTTGGAAAAGAAGACAAGAATGAATATTATACTGGAGAAGAATTTTTACAATTGCAAATAGATGACGAAGACCATGATGGATTTGGAGCTACTATATCTTATGGAGTAGACCTTAACGCCAATAACATGATTTCAGCAGAAGTCAAATCTCATGTTACTCGGATCGACGAATTGTTAAAGCCAGTATTATCAGCACCACAATGCCCAGTGAAAATGTACTATCCAAAAAATGGTTTTATGCACTGGCATAACAATCATAACGCACCAGGGTATAATATTCTCTTATCTTATACGAAAGAAGGAAAGGGTTATTTCAGATATAAAGATCCAGAAACAAAAAGAATAGTAACTATGCACGACTCTCCTGGGTGGACAGCAAAGGTGGGTTACTATGGTTCTAATGAAGAACCGGATAAAATTTACTGGCATTGCGCTCGAGCGTACGAGCCTAGACTTACTTTAGGTTATATTATTCCACACGAAGAGATGTGGGAAATGATGTGTGAAGATATTCAAGAATAATATTGTTTAAACTCTTCGTACATCCAGTCCTCTGAAGGACCGTTGAAAATACAAATTAGCATTTCTGGATGATGATGTAAGACTACATTATCGAATGGTATGCCTTCAAAGTCATATCTTTTTACTTGGTTTTTAAATGCTTTACCTTTATGAAAATCAGTCTCATCAACTCCATTTATTCTAGAGTATATTAATCTTTTAGGAAAAAAACTTAAAGGCATGTTTTCATGAAATAAAAATCTATCGATTCCTTTGTACTTAGTCATGAAAAAATCTGGATTAGAATCAAAATGATTCCAAATATATCCTAAAGATTTATTCTTCCAAAGCAACACGCTTGAGTTAGCGTACATGTCCCACTTCTCTTTAAATTTAGGAGAGCTTCCATCGGTCACTCTATCTTTTTTCCAATAAGCCCTTATCATAGTAAGATTGTCTCTTAATTGTTCTTTAATAAAATTATCTAGATTGTTTTGTATAACTACGTCTAAATCAAAAAAGAGATTAATATCACCACTATCGATAAAATCTTCTTGGAACATACATAACTTGTTCCAGTAGCCTTCATAGTAATCTTCTGTAGTAATTGGAATTATTTTAACTTTTTTGTCTATATCAGAAGATTCATCTGTATAACAATAAAAATTAAACGGTATAGATATATTAATAGAACACATATAAAATAGACGGTTAACCCAGTCTGCAGAATATTTGGTTCCCCACTTGACACATATTATATTAACCATGGAGTTATTTATATGAATTTTGGAATAGACCCCGCAACAGCAACTGTGATAAAAAGATATCCTCACAGAGCCACAGATTTAGTTAAATCTTTCAGTGAAAGACAAGTCGTGTGCAAGCAATGGCTTGTAGAAGAACTTACTAATATTATGAAACACGGGATTAAAAAAGACAGACCTCATAAAAGAATATACATTGCAGGAAGTTGGTATGGAAACGTGCTAGTTCCTCTCATTTTAAATATGTTTCCAGATTGCGATATAAGAATTCACGATATAAATGAACAAGTAATAAACATAGCTAAGAATATTTACTTTCCAGATTTAGTGGAAACCAAACAGCTAAAGCCTTCTGTTCTCGATAGTCAAAATTTTAACTATAATGATACTTTGATTAATACTTCTTGCGAACATATGAAACCTCTAAAGTGTACCCCTGGAACTTTAATGATATTGCAAAGCAATAATTATACTCATGATAAAGATGGAACTCCTATAAATGATCATGTAAATTGTGTTAAAGATGTAGATGAATTGATAACACAATATAAAATGCGAGAAGATAAAATATTTTACAAAGGTGAAAAAGACTTTGTAACTTATAAAAGATTTATGGCTATAGGATTAAGAAAATGATAGAAAAGTGGAAACAATGGTGTAATCAAAAATTGTCTCAAGAAGGTAAAGCTAGAAAAATAGGAGTATTAGTATCTGGTGGAGCTGATTCAGCTATGGCTCTATACGTTATATCAAAACACATATTAGATTGTGACAAGAGTAAAAGGTTTAGTAAATCTATTATAGTACCTATGCATGGATGGGACCAAAGAAGAATTAACGTGTACTCTCCTGATTCAGCAAAAGAAGTAATTAAAGTTGTCAAAAAATTATTACCAGAAGCTCCTATAAAAGACTTACAAATCTGTGGTTATTACAAAGAGAAAGGAGAAGAAAAAGCTAAATACCATAATCCATTTGCTTATACACTGATGAAAGAAAACGTAATTGACGTTTATTATTCTGGAAGTACAAAACAACCAGAAAAGCATGTTATGGAAAAATTAAAAATGGAGGATTTGAAAAGAACTGAAGAATTACAGAGTAGAAAAGGACCTATGGGTTCTTACACTAAGAGAGAATTAGCTCTGCTTTATAAAGATTATGGTCTTATGGAAGAATTATTTCCAGTCACCGTGTCTTGTATAGGTGATGAACCATATCCTTGTAAAAATTGTTGGTGGTGTTTAGAAAAACACGACGCATTTGGAATGTTTGATGGTGGCGTTAAATGATTCATATATTAACTCTTAAAGTCGGTGACAAATATAGCTCTCAGTATATTAACAATCTTTACAGAGGTATTAAAAAAAATTCTACAGTGGATTTTAAGATGTATTGCTACACCGAAGATCCAAAAGATATAATTGACGACGTACAAATAATTACACTGGCTAATCCAAATTTATTAAAGTTACAATGGCACAAAATAGAATTTCATTCTAAAAACTTCGCTAAAATTAAAAATGGCGAACGCTGCTTGATACTTGACATTGATTGGATTATCACTGGTAATTTAGATGAAATATTAAGCTTTGATCTTAAACCTGGGCATTTTGGCTGCTTTGAAAGATGGTGGTCTAACAGACTCGAATGGTGTAGTATAAATGGCGGTTTTCAAATGTATAGAATGGGAGAAACAGATTATCTCTATAAAATATTTTTTGCTGATCCAGAATATTGGCAGGAAAGATTTATTAAGTTAGGAGAAGCTGAGCCACCGGTTAATGGAGAACAAAATTTTGTAGATCTAATAATTGGACCAGAAAGACACTGGTTTCCAAAACAATGGTTTGCCAAGTATCATGAGCCAGAAATGGAAAAGATCGAAAAAAATTGGATAAAAAGAGTAAGTCCTAATCCATTGTTAATAGATGGTGAGTGGGACGACGATATTAAGATGATTCACTTTTCAAACGCAAAAAACATTATAGAAAATTCTAGTGAGTCTTGGATCGAAGAGTTCTGGCCCGTGTAAAATCATGTTCTGCATGATACCACTTTTCTGGTCTCCATCTAATGTTTTGACTATCTTGTTCTGTGCTTACCCATTCAGGACTTGGTGGAAGAATGTGGCGTGCATTCTTATGATCTCCGTATCTAGATGATTTAAGTAATCTGAAACATATATTGTTATCTAAAGCCATTTTTTTAGCTTTTTCTATCTCATGTTCGTTATGTTTAAAAACTATAAATTGCCATTCTACCATCATGTTTCTTCTTCCAGCCTCTACCATTGCGTTAAAAGACTGTTCAAAACTTCCGTTAACTCTGTATATTTCATGCGTTTGTTGGCTTGCTCCGTCGACTCCAAATACCCAATTAGTAATTGATCTTTGAGTTAAATCAAAAGCGTTATTCCACCACTCCATTGACTTGCCACTTCCATTAGTAGCTATTGTTACTAGATTATTAGGGCATTGTTGTTTTCTTATTTCAAGTAATCTTAAAAAATTTTTATGGTATATTGGATCACTAAGCTGACCACAAAAATTTAATCTTCTAAAAAATTTTAAGACCTTATCGTAAGCTTCATAAGATAGATCTTGAGAACTTTTTACTTTTGGCTTAGCGTTATCTCGCTGTCTCATACAAAAAGGACACTGTAGTCTACATCTAAATGTAGTATCAATGTTTACATTAGCAGAAGTTCTTTGAGCAGTAATATAGTCACCGTAAAATTTATCGAATTTCATTGCCAGCGCCTTTAGGTAATGCCTTCGAACATTTTATCTTACATCTTTCTGGAGCATCGTATGGAGCTTCTAACAACACTCTGTGAAAATGTTTCCACTCTTCTGAATTTACTATATCGTCTATTGTATCATTATTTTGAATCTTCAAGTGTTCCCTTCTCATGTAAGTTATACCGTTTCTTTCATTATCTCTATCAGTCATGTCTAGCCAACAACACGGAAGTAAAAAATCGTCGGCAGAAACTGCTAGTCCTTTAATGCTATTATTTTTTATGATATTGCCATCTTCATTTTTCCAATAAGGATGACACCTCGGGTATAACTTTTTCATAATACTATATATAAATAGCTTATAAATAGTATTACGATAAGAGTTTAAGATCGTATAAATAGATTAAAGAATCGTATGGAATTTGTTTAATGGCACAGTTCGAAGAAATCACTATAGATCAAGGGGCGGATGCGACTATCCAACTCGAATTAATTAATCAAGATGGATCGGCTAAAAATTTAGTTAACCACGCAATAGCAGCTAAATTAAAAAAAAATTATAGTGATAGTAGCGGAGAAGCCACTGCTTTTACTACCGCAGTAACCGATGCTACTTCTGGGCTGGCAAGTTTATCGTTAACAAATACTCAGACTGATTCTTTGAAAGCAGGTAGATATGTCTACGATGTCGAATTATCTTTTGTAGACAGTGGAGGTGCTACCATTATTGAAAGAGTTTTAGAGGGTAGAATTACAGTAACCCCATCAGTAACGAGGTAGAGATGGTAAAGGTTGGAGTTAGCGGCGTAACTGTTAAAAGTGTAAAGGCAGCCGGAGTAAGAACGGTAGTCAAAAGAGTTACAGTTGGTAAACCATTAAAGAATGTCTCGTCCGGTGCTTTCAACATAGATAATCTAGGTGGAGTAAACACAACAACAAAAACAGATGGAGCCGCATTGATATTTAATACCACAACTGGTGATTTTGAAGCTACCACACAATTAGAAAAACAAACGGTTAATGGAGGCCACTTCTAATGGCATCAACAATAAGAATTAAAAGATCGAGTAGTAGCGGATCACCTACCAGTCTAAGACAAGGTGAACTCGCGTATTCGTTTTCTAGTGGAACCGGCGGTAATAGACTATACATTGGTACTGGAACTGAAGATTCTACTGGAGCGGCAGCCTCGATAGATCAAATTGGCGGTAAACATTTTACCGACTTACTTGATCATACCCCAGGAACACTTACTGCATCAAGTGGTATTATCACGGATGCATCTAGTAAAATTGATAATCTTAAAGTCGATAATCTCGACCTTAATGGAAACACACTAAGTACTACGAATACTAATGGCGACCTCATACTCGATCCTAACGGAGCTGGTAAAGTTGATGTCAATACCTCCATTATTTCAAACGTCACAGATCCCGCAAGTGCTCAAGACGCCGCCACTAAAAATTACGTAGACACTAACTTAAATAACAAGTCATTAGATCTCGCAGCAGATTCTGGTACAACACATTCTCTTAGTCTTTTAAACTCTGACCTGACACTTACGGGCGGAGCTGGAATAGACACGTTTGTTAATAGACATGCTATAAGAATTAATATAACAGAAACTGGAGTAACAGCTGGAAGTTATGGTTCAGCTACTCAGATCCCAACATTTACAGTCAATGGTAGAGGTCAACTTACAGCAGCTGGTGTAGCGAACGTAGCTACGCAGTTAGCTATCACCGGTGATGCCGGTGGAGTAGATTCAGTTGACTTACTGACAGATACACTCACGTTCCAAGGTGGTACTAATATAAACACCGTTATCGCTGATAACAGAGTAGTAACACACTTAGACTCAAACGTAACTGGATTATCCTCTTTAACAGTTGATAACTTAAAGTTAGATGGTAATACATTAAGTACCACTGACAGTGCTGGATTCTTATTTATTAATCCATTTCCTGTCGGAGATTCTGGTGAAGTTGTAATCCTTGGTAACTTAAAAGTTGAAGGTACAACAACCACAGTTAATTCAACAACAGTTTCAATAAATGATAAGAACTTAGTACTAGCTGATTCGGCTGCAGACTCCGCTGAAGCTAACGACGCTGGTATTACAATAAATGGTCCACCAATAAAGCCGACTATCTTATATAAGGCCACAACAGATACTTGGGAACTTAGCAAAAAATTTACTACACCTTCTGGTTCAGTTCCTAACCTTATCGATAATTATAACACGGACCATCTAGGTGAAGGTTCTACAAATCTATACTTTACTAATGAAAGAGTAGACGATCGATTAAACAACCTCTTGCTAGCAGGTGAAGGAATTGATCTTACATATGATGATGCTGGAAACAGTCTAACAATTGCTGGAGAACTTGCTTCATTAACTAACCCAGGTGTTGCTTCATTTGGTGGTTTTGCTGATGGAGATTCTGCTGGTGCAACTGGAACTTTAAGACAGTTCCAAGTTTCAGCTGCTGGTAACGTTTGGATTGCGGCCATTGACGGAGGCACGTACTAATATTTGATGCCTGAGTTATTACTCGTATGGCGTCCTTTTTTAAGGGTTGACGATGACGTCTATTAAACTAAAGAAGTCTTCCGTTGCTGGGAAGATTCCTACCGATTCAGATCTCGCGCACGGCGAACTTGCCATCAACTTCCAAGATGGTAAGCTTTTCTACAAAGATGCTTCAAATAATGTCAAAGCGTTTATAGATTCAGCTGCGGTTGGCTCTTTAATTACCGCTGGGCAAGGGCTAGACTCTGATGGAGTTAAGTCCGTTCACTTTGGTGATAACGAATCACTTACGTTTGGTAATGAC